GCGGTTTTTTCATTTCTGAGATTTGAAGATTATGAAAGATTTAATTAGTGTTGAACAAACTATGTCTAGTCGAGTTTTACTGGATGTAATCAATCTAGCCCGTATTGAAAGCGGGGAGCCAGAAGTTCGACTCAACAAGTTCAATGAAAAAATTGAGGATGAGCTTGAAGGAGACCACTACACTTTTAGTGTAGTGCAAAATTTAAACAATACTGAGTCTAAGATTTACCAATTAACTGCTGACCAATGTATGCTCTTAACTATGAGGGAGTCGAAAAAGGTTCGGCGTACAGTTTTAGGTAAATTAAAAACTTTGAGACCTATTGAGAATCAAAAAGACATAGCCGTTCTTGCTCAACCTGTTTTTGAGGCTGCCTTCTCCTACGCCAAACTCTTTAATCTTGAAGGTAATCAGGCTCTACTTGCAGCAGATAAAGCAACCGCAAGACACACAGGTTTCTCCCCTATGAGGTTTCTGCAAATTGAACTCAAAAATGAAAACCAAACAATTAACCTAACCCCTACTGAAGTAGGTAAACAACTAAACCCGTCTCTCAGTGCCGTTGCCACTAACAGACTCTTAGACGCTTTAGGGTATCAGGAGAAATTAGGTTCAGCATGGGTTCCAACGGAGAAAGGTAAACCTTATGCAGTTTTCCTAGACACGGGTAAGAAACATAACGATGGAACGCCAGTTACCCAACTAAAATGGTTATCCTCAATCATTAAACACCTCCTATAACTTGTGATAAACTAACCCTAAACTTGTTTTCATTTTTAGGGTTAGTTTTATGTCCTTTTCCAACTTTGCCAAAGCCACCATGTTAACTCAGCTTCTACTGGTAACTAGAGCAGGGGGCGGCACTCACCGTGTTAAGTTGGGCAGCAATGGCACAATTATCCCCGAGGCGGGTGTATTAAGCATTGCCTTAAAGGTTTATGGTCACAATCCTCCCGTTATCACTAACACCTCTACTGCTCAGTGGACTGCCGCAACTACGTGGGCGACACCGATTACCGATGTTTACATTGTGAACGCTAACTCCGAAGATGTTTTACTTACAGGTAAGTTAGACACCCCTTACCCAATGCCTATAGGTACCATCTTTGAGGTACCAACATTAAGCTGGGAGGCTTCCCTTGTCTAATCTCAGTTTTAGCTCTATTGCCACAGGTCATGTGCGTTTAAACCCATTACAGCACTTAGCTCTCAGCTTAGGTGAAGTGGAAACCGAGTATCAAGAATTTGCAGGGGATGTAAAACTAGGTAACGCTTATGCCAGTTATTTAGAAAATACCTATCCTAGCTTACGTTCATTTACGTTGAACATTCCTGTGCTTCGTTACTACTTTAAGGGAAATGGGGACATTGACCTACTAAATGAAAAGAGTACCAACATTGCTTGGGTAGAGTGGATGTATAACATCCATAAACTTGACCGACACTTTTTATTTAGTCACCCCATCTATGGCGATGTGAAGGTTAGGTTTGCAGAGCCTTTTAAGGTACCCAAAGGCAAAGCAGGTGGCCAAGCGTGTGTCGAAGGTTTAGAACTAAAACTGATTGAAATACCAAGCAGTAATTTACTCATAAACTTTACACCAAGAACCTTAACCGAGCATGACTTTAACTTCCCATACCACCTAATCCAAACGGATTACCAAGAAGAAGGTACCACGGCTATTCTCGGTGGTAATTACACCTACGCGGTGCGCGGTGCCAAGCCTGAGCAAAGAATCTTTACGTTATACTTTAGAGGTTTAAAGTATAATGAAAACATAATGGGTGACATTGATACTTCTGTGGACCCTGAACTAAATATGGGTTTACTAGAACAATTCTACACCCAGTTTAAGCTGTGGAAACCCTTTTATTACCTACACCCTGTCTACGGCAGGTTACGGGTGCGGTTTAACAAAAGCTTAAAAATACCTAAAATAATTCCTAACTCAACAGGTTGGGTGAGTGATTTTCAACTTGAGTTAATTGAGGAAGTAGAAGATGCTAAACGGTACTACTAACACGGGGCACCAAGCCGAGGCAACGTCATTAAGACCTAAACCGTATGTTGAACTTTTCAAGTTAACGATAAACCGTGACCTGAATATCGTGCTTTATCTCACAGAACACCCAACTGTTGTTTGGAATGGAAAGACTTGGGAAAACTTCCCGCTAACCTTTAGTGGTTATAATGTGCAGACAACAGGGGAGCAGAGTCGTCCTAAGCTCCAGTTAGCAAACCCCTATGGTACTTTTAGCAGCTACATTGCCAAAAATTTTTTAAAGAAGGCAACACTTGAACGCTTTATGGTGCTGCGTAGCGACTTACTTGAGGGCAATGTAAACTACTTACGAAACAAATGGGTCGTAAACCGTGTCCTAAATCTCACAAGGGAAACAGTCGCTTTTGAGTTAAGAAGCATTTTTGACGGTGTACGGTACACCCTACCTGCTAGACAATTTATAGCCCCCGAGTTTCCAGTCACAAGTTTAGGTTAATCTTATGAACTTAATTCCCTTGTTAAATAAACCTTACCGTGATGGTGCCGATGATTGCTACGGCCTAGCTCGTGAATACTATGAAGAAGAGTACGGCCTAAGTTTAAGAAACTATGCTAGGCCAATTGGGTTTGACCAAGCAGGTATCCCTTTGCTTGACCAATACTTTGGTGCAGAAGGTTTTGAAACAATTAACCCTACCAGTATCATCAATCTCGAACGCGGAGACGGTTTACTGTTTAACCTATTTAGGGGTAAGGTAGCCAATCATGTAGGAGTCTACATTGGCAACGGGTACTTTATTCACCATTTGTATCAAAAAGTTTCAAGCTGTGACCGCCTAGATGCACGTTGGTATAATCGCATCTCTCGCACAGTGCGCCATCCTGATGTCACTGCTCGAAATGAAAGTCGAATGACTAAGATGAGTATTTTAGAAGCTCTACCCCCACACTTGAGAGGACAGCAAGATGGAAGTAATTAAAAACCTGCTGAGCCAATGGCATCCATTAACCGAGAAGTGTGGGTACATAACTTTAGAAGACGAGGTAGTTGAACTTGCAAATGTTCACACCGACCCTAAGCATGGTTTCCAGTTAGAGGAAATACCTGAAAAGGCTGTCGCCTTGTGGCACACTCACCCCTCAGGTTGCTCTAACCTATCCGTGGAAGATTATCACTTATTTAAAAGTTACCCTAAGTTACTGCACGTTATTGTAGGTTATGATGCTGTTTCCTATTACTTTGTAGACGCTGACGGTGCCCTGTTGCGGAGAGAACCTGATGACAAATTTTGATAGCAGGACAAATTTTGATAGCAGGACAAGTTTCGAGGTTATTCTTCTAGGTTACCTAAAAAACTTTCATAAAGAACCTATCACAATTATGGCTTCCACAGCGCGAGAAGCCTTGAGCATTTTACAAAATTACCTGCCTAAGGGTGCTAAACACGTTGTCGATATTGCCGAGATTCGTTGTGTTGATGACCTTGATATTGTAAACCCTGAAGTGAATACCTTGACCATTAAGCCCACGATTATGGGTGCAGGGGGCGGAGGTAAAAAGTCAGCAGGTATTCAAATAGGTATAGGCATTTTACTGTTTATGGTATCAGGACCTTTAGCCTCCTCAACTTTTGCTAAAGCTATTGGTCTGTCAAAAGGTGCAATTATCTTAACAGGTGCTCAGTTAGTTTTAGGCGGTGCCCTGCAACTTTTACAGAAGACACCTAAAGCTGACCCGACTTCAGGTGATAAGAAAAGCCGCTTTATTAACGGTAAGGCGAACACCATTGAGGAAGGTACACCTATCCCTATTATTTACGGTTTACAAAAAGTCTACGGGCAGATACTCTCGTTTGACATTGACTCTGAGGAGTATAACCCATCTTGAAAAACTTAAAACCAACGTCTCAACAGCTCGTACCCTATAAAGGCGCAGGGGGTAAACAACCTCAGCAACCCACTAATACGATAGACAATCTGTTTTCACGAGACAAGGTTGAAGTGCTATTAGGTATTGGCGAGGGACCCATCTTTGGCCTACAAGATGGCTTAAAAAGTTTCTTCGTGGGAGATGTCCCTCTACATAACCCTGACGGAACCCCCAATTTTAGCGACCTTTCTTTAGTGGAGTTACAGGGAGAAGCCACG